TTTTTTTTTTTTTTTTTTTTTTTTTTTTTTTTTAATAAATAAAATAAAAGTGCTCACGACTCACATTCTCTCACAGGGTTCAGAAATGAAATAGGAAGTGGGCCAGGATTTGGCCATCTGAACGCTATTATCGTAAGAGTTGCATGTCAGGAAGCGCTTGATCTCTTCTATTGATGGGAAGTGATCGATATCGTAGTGTGGAAGTTGAATGTCAGGCGAATTGCCAAACACCAGAGACAGTCCAGCGCGGTTAGGCGTGTAGCCAGCATCTTTGTAGTCAGTATAGACGTGCTCGAGTGCATCGAGAACGCGTTGATGCGTGCCACAACTAGCGTACGCGAATCCAACGGCTTGAGCCATTGCGATTTCGGGCGTAGGGTTGCGTGCTTTCGTGTGATAAAATTGAGCTAACATCTTGATTTCATCGCGACGGGGTAAACCGTTGTAGTTGCGATAAGACAAGACTTCTCGATTGTTGAGAGAGTTGCCCAATTCGGATTTGTCCACTGATATGATCGCTTTGAAGTAGAAATCTGCTTTAGATTGCAATGCGAGCAAAAAGGCTTCGTGAGCCTCAGGTGGAATAAGAACGCCTAAGCGGACGATTGAATCGTCGCCTTGTACCTTGATGATACAGTGTTTAGGGTTCAGTCCGATGGAAGAAAGGATAGTGCATATCATAGTGTAGTTATACCATGAGTCCAGAAGTTGAGTGATGAATAGTCCGGAAGGTATACCAGCATAGTGTCGTATATACATTCTACCGTCTGGTAGAACGATTGGAGACTTGATTAGGCATTCGAGGGTCCAGAGCCAGAGACGTTCAAGTCTTTGGGCCTTGTTTGGAGACCAGTCGGTACGAGTGTCAGGATAGTTGACATTCGGGAGGTAGCCATTGTCGAAGTCGAGGAAGGTACGAACGCGGCACATGATAGCGAGGATGAGTTTGAAATAAGCACGTTTGTCGAAGCGTGACCAGTCGAGGGTGACGTAAGACTTCTTGAGGTACGATGAGAACAGTTGCGAGTTGAGTCGCATCCATCCACCAGTCATGGTTTCGTAACCCCAGAGCATCGGTGTGACGCCAGGGTGCTTTTTGATCCAAGCTATGTATTCCCAATAGAACATCGTGTCAGCGATGATCCATGGTTTGCTGCAGCCCCAGATGGTGCGCATCTTGTCGGGGTCGTCCTTTTTGACGATTGCTGTTTTAGTATGCAATAACATAGGAAAGATAAATCTATCGCGTAAGTATGCGGTAGATGACAAATTCGTAGCGGTTTGAAAGCCTTCTTTGATGATGTGATGCCAGCGGCGGGTCCAGCTGAAGATTGTGTCCTTCATAAAGCCGAACTTGGCAGGGACGGTTTGGTTGAGGAAACCTTCCTTGTCTTTAGTGTGCTGATATCGACGATTGGCTTCAAACGGGTCAACGTAACCACGCCAAGTTTGAGACTCGGTGTCGTAGTAGTCGCTGAACAATTTGCGATTGTCGAGGAAATAAGAATCTGTTGAAAACGGAGGTTCTGCGTTGACTTGCCATTTAAATGGGTAGTGATGTTCGACATCGTTGAGATGTGCGGGGAGGCAAGGAACAGGAGGGCGGAACGCGTCGGTCATGCATTGTAAACCAATTTCAACGTGAACGTCGAACGGTATGTCATGGGGCTCAACATCATTGGCGAAAAAGTCATTTTCAATCGCTTCGGGTGTAGCTTCAGAGCGGCGGTGTTCATTCTCGATATAATCGAGTTCGTAAGTGAAGAGGTGCTGCTTGAATACATTGTGTAGAAAGCGTTTGTGAGCTTCTTGCGTGGAGGGGTTCGGTGGGACCGTTCCCGGTTGGTGATGGTAGGAGCCGACAAACTCGAGATTTGACGGTGAAGAAAACCAGTTTGCAAAAAGTGCGGAGACACGGTTGTACAAATTCATTGAGGAGAGGTAAGATCGATTTATGTGATAACTTTGCTTGATATTACAACAAAGCTGAATAGCGATGCTTCGGATCCCGGGAATTCGG